TCGTTCCAGCGTTCACCAAACCAAGTGCCTATTGACGAGAATATGCTTGTAAGGGCGTCCCACGCCTTTTGAAACATATTCCCGATCCAAACTGCGACATTCGCTAAAGCAACCGTGATATCAATCCAACGCGCTGCAAACCATTCTCCGATTGGTGCGAAGATAGCCACAATCCCATCCCAAATTGCTTGGAAGATCGCTACAATCGTATCCCAGATAACTTTCAAAACTGCTACTGTTAAATCTAACAAAGCTGTGAGAAGTGATGATAAGATGTTCATGATAGCGTCGCCCGTTTCAGTGAAACCATCAAAAATCTTACTCATATCACTCGTAAGAATACCAGTGATGATATCATACACACCCTTGACAAAGTCAGCTATGCCTCCGAATATATCAGCAACCGTATTGAATAATACGCGAAAGACTTCTCCGATATATTCAAGAGTTGGAGCTAGAACTCTCGTCAATTCCTCAACGATAAAGCCAATTACTGGTGCAACGTAGGCAGTGATGACTTGCGACATTTCTTGGAAACTTGCGACCATCTCCAAAATCTTTTGAATAAATGGAGAAATGTGTTTGTCAATTGTGTCCGAGAATCCTTGACCAAGCTTCTCGATAACGGGTTGGATGTAATTATTCCAACCTTTTACAAACAAACTGATAATACCTGATATAGCTTTCGTTGATGATTCAATCGATGGACGAATGTAATTATCATACACACGACTGATTGAGTCTGACAGATCATTGATTGCTTTTTCAGCACTCTCGAAAATAGGAGCAATTGCAGACAATGCATTTGAAAAAGCCTCAGCAACGCCAGGCATATTATCTGTGACGATCTGTTCAATACCTTTTAGTAGATCACCGCCGAGTTTGAAACCAATCTCAGTAATGCTAGCTTGAATAGCTAAAACAGCAGACACAAGCGAACTTCCGATACGAACAGCGCCAGTCGATGTTATGACGTCATAAAAGCCATCTGCGAATGCCTGAGCGATGTTTCCAGCTGATGCAAATATATTGCCCGTATTCTCGAATTGTGCCACAAGTGAGCGAATGATACGCTCTTTTTGACGACCTAAGCCGTTTGCAATACTTTCTGCAAGAAAGACACCAATACCAACTCCAATTGTCCCGATAGAACCCGCAATCTGCCCTAGTGCATAAGCGATTTTCTCGGTCATACCATTAAAGGCATTGACTACTCGCGGATCAGTAGCAATTTCTTCAAGTGTAGTCTTGATTTGACCAAGGCCAATCTTGATACGTTCTAAACCTTCAGCTCTGAATGCAGCAGTGAACCCTTTGCTAAAGAGGCTTGTTAGTCCTTTCAGCTTATCTCCTAGACCATCAAAGATGCTCTTGAACTGGTTGTCCATATCGGTTAGAGCTATTTCTGGCAAGATATCTTTAAAAGGTCCGCTTCCGCCTTTACCTTTCTTACCTTTACCTTTACCGCCACCGCCAGAACCGCCAGAGCCTCCGTCATCGCCGTCGTCTTTCTTGTTTAAAAGCGTGATTTCATCAAATCCAGCTAAACCAAGCAGTTCTTTGACTGCTTTCTTGGCATTTTTGGCAGAATCCCCAAGGTTATCAGCTAGACCGCCTGAAGCATCGTCTGCGTCACCCATAGCATCTGCGAGGTCGCCTGCGCCACCTGCTGCATCTTGTAAGGCTCCGTTCATATCGCCGACTGCGCCGGCCACACCGTCTTTAACCGTCGCTTTCTTGTTAAACATCAAAGCGATAAACTCAGCAAGTTTAGCCGTCACATTCTTCAAGACCATTGCGAATGAATTCAAGACTGGCATGATAGCATTGATAATCGGCAAGAATGCGTTACCAATGTTAAGAGCTGAGTCTTTCAATAGCGATTTAAACAAGCTAATGCGTCCGTTGACGGACTGTGACAAGGTCGTGCCATACTTAGCAGTTGCTTGCTCCAGGATAGCCATGAGACGGATTTGTTGTTGAGTCTGATAGTCGAGTTGGTCCCAACTTTGGCCATTTGCAAAGCGCTTGAACGCTTCTGTGGATTGAATCATCGCCACATTGACGTTGATTCCTAAATCTTCAATCGCTTCGGTGTTCCCTAGCAAACCTGAACGAATCCGCTCCATAACATCGGTAATGCTACGTCCTGAGCCCTCTGCGACTACTGCCGATGTTTGTAGCATTTTAGCAGTGTAAGCGCTAAGCTTGTTTGAGTCTTTGATAAAGCCAGAAAATAGGTTTGAATACACCGCCCCGTATTTCGTCGCTTCACCAACACCCATATTCATAGCGTTTGCGTTATCGTTGACCCATTTTAAGAATGTCTGCGAGCTCTCGCCCATTTGACGCTTGATTTGGTTGACAGATGCCGTGACTTCAAGAGCCATCTGCGTAGAGTACATGCCGACATCTAACATTTTCTTACCAAGATAGGCAAAGCCAGCGAATTTGGCAAGTTTACCAAACACACCCAGCATTGAGCCTGATTGTGCCTTGATTTTGTCGGTTGATGACTGTACTTTGTTAGAGGCATCTTTGACCTTATTCTCAACTTCTTTCATCTTGTTCTTGAAAGGTGCGATTTCAGCATCAATCATAACCTTAAGCTCGTCAAGAGTAACTCCCATCTATTCTCCTTTCATTTTTAATTTTCGGTTATGACTTTCAGCAAACATGCGCATGCGTTCCTGGTGCAATTTCAACTCTTGAGCCAATCTCGCTTGTTCGACCTGCTCTCGCTCTTTCTTGAAAAGTTCAGGAGCGTAATCCCACACTTCAAGCGGTTTGGCATCTTTTGAAAGCAACAAGGATACATTATTTGCTATCATCTGCGAAAGTCTGTAAGATTCAACTATTTTTTCTTTTTGCTTTTGAATTGTGATACGATTGTAGCTTTCAATCATTTCTCTGATTTCAAGCACCGTCAAATCCCAAAAATCGAGGGGCTCCCCCCCAATGTCCAAAAACATCGGATAAAGCCCCTCAACCATTTCTTTTACTGATAATATAGGAGTCGATTCTAGTCGACTACTTCCATTTTGGCTTTGGATTTCTTGGGAGCTTTCTTGCTTGTTTTCTCCCGTGGCATAAAACCCGATACTTGAAGCATCGGCAAAATAACGTCTGCCATGAATGCTGCCTGATCTCCGCCGTTATCGACGTATTCGTCGTATAGGTCAGATACATCTTCAAACGAGAGTCCATGTTCGAACTTTTGAAGTGCTCCATGAGTCAACAGCAGCATGACTTTTAAAGGAGGTAAAGCAAAGGCTTCACCTTCAGCGGGCATGAATACCTTGAGCAAGTTTGCTCCGATTTTTTCTTCAACTTTGGTCGCTTGCAAGGATGTGAGGCGGAGTTTCAACTCCTTATCCTCACTGATTTTCCAAGTTGCGTATGGTAGAGCCATCTATTAACCTCCAATTCCGTCTTTAAATTCGAGTTCAGACTGCAAAGCAATCTTGAGCGTGAATTCGATAACAGAATTCACTCCGCCACCACCCAATTTAACGGATACTTGGCCTTCAAATGTGACCTTAGTACCATCTGGGTAGGTTTGCTCGAAGAAGAGTTTCTTCTTGCTGTCTGCTGCCTTACGCAAGACACGATAAGGAGCGTTTTCGCTTGAGTTATCATAAGCGAATTTGTACTCAAGTTCCCCAGCATCGCCAATACCAAATTCATATTTTTTAACCTTGTCTGCAAGAGTCGTATTCTCGACTTTTTCAGGTTCAATACCAAATTCAGGAACTTCTTTCAAACCTACAAGATTTTGATAATCGCCTTTAGTTTCGCTAAAAGCAAGCTTAATTCCGTTTGCTAACATGTTTAATTCTCCATTCTGTATTGATAAACCAATTGTGAATTAAGGTCAACGATTCCCTCGAAGCGCATCAACTTATGACGCAAATGCGACGGATCAGGCACGTCCTGACAATCTGTTCTTCGCAATCCTAAAGATGCGAAGATTTCATTGATTTTGACCGCTAAATCGCTTGTGCTGTCTTTGTCGAAAATATCCACCTTATAGCGGATATGCGACTTCTTCTCTTGGTCATCAAACCATTCACCCGGTTTATTTTGTTCTTCCAAAAAAATAACGACTGGGACATTCTCCCAATCGTCTGGATAAGTATCGGTCACGTTATCTGCGACCTTTTGCAATTCTT